TGATCGACCCATTTCAATGCTAGTGGCAATAGACATTGAAATGATAAATTGTCCATAGGTTTCGCTATCCATAAAATTCTCCAGTTAATCTAACAATTTGTTAGAACCTAGGGTTTCCCCTAGGTTCAGGGTTTAGTCCATGTAGGACTCAATCAACAGGCACAAGCTACCAACTGCTATGCAACCCATACCGACAATGAATGCCGACTCTTTAGGCATCACGAACACGGGGACCAAGGACAACACACACCAGCCATATGCGACAACGATTAGGGCTTTTTTGGTATTCATAAGAACCTTTCAGATAATCTAACAATCTGTTAGAACCTAGGGTTTCCCCTAGGTTCCCCTCATTAAACCGTGGTCAACTTCGACACATCGCCGCCGCCCGTAGCGTATGCCACACAAAGGTCGTCATACATTTCAAGCACTCGCTCGCTCGATTCGGTGTTATCACCCCGAGCTTTGTTGATACGATTGAGCATCGTCTTCAATTCTGCCAAGGTTTTCACCAATACATCGGCGGGGTCGCCCTGCACATTAATGCCTGACTTTGCGCGCCCGCTTTCATCCTTCACACGTGCCCAATACGTGTACTCTACACCGGGGGCATAACCGGCGGCTTGCAAGTCATCAGCAAAGCCCTTGAATTCTGCCTTCACACCCACGGATGCCTTACCCGTAAGAGAATACCAAGGTTTGATCACTTCACCCTTGTCATCCACCACGTTGAAGGTTGAGCACATCCATTGGGCATAAACACCAAGAGAAGTACCCTCACCCTTGATACCGGCAATGTAACCACGCCGGGCACCAACCAACTTGCTGAGACTGTCACCAACTGACAAGGCGGCGGCTTGCGCCACCGGGGAAACAACGCTGATCGTGTTCATAAGAACCCTTCGAAATCATCTAACATCTAGTGACTCACTAGCGAGAAGGATAGTGTTTTTACCGTCCATGCTTACATTATAACATATTTCGTGGTGCAAATAAAGTAATTCGTGAACAAAAATAAAGTATCTGAATCCATCTAACAAGTGTTATATTGGGTTCAAACCGAACCCACCGATACCCCATCACCCCGGAAATGCCGAAGGAATCCTGAGCCTCTATACACTGTGTGTTACTCACTTAACCACCCCCACCATAATTTTTATAACAATACCCCACCCCTATATTTATTTTTTTCCGTAGTACCCCTTTACCCCACCCGTTTCTAGAGACCCCCCCGTCACTTTTATTTTTGCCCACCCCCCGGGGGTATATTTTTTCTGTTACATTTCGGCTATCTCCTCATTGGTGCGCATTCCCGATGATTCAAATTGAGCCTACCAAGGAACACCCTGTTCCATTCGACACGTCTGATGAGCAACCCAAGACTCATGCGGATAGCCTAGCCGCTGCTGTGAACACAGTGGACCTCATCTCCCAGCTAGGCGGGGACATAAGTTTTGACAACAACGATCTAGAGAAAGCTGCTGGGCTGATCACAGGGTCCAACAAACCAAACGTTCCCAGAAGTCTGATGGTGTCATCAGAAGCTAAAGCTGCGTCGGTACTCATAAAGCAGTTTGACTTCCAAGCATTCTCAGATCAGGTGCAAGCCCGGAACTTCATAACAAATAAGTTAATTGCGCTGGCTGACAGTGGTGACCCCAAGGTGGAGTTAAAAGCACTCGAACTTCTGGGCAAGCACTCAGACATTGGGCTGTTCACAGAACGCAGCGAGATCACAATCCACCACACAACTTCTGCTTCGCTTGAAAATTCTATTAAGGAGAGAGTCAAACGACTCTTGAACTCAGATGTAGTGGACATCACACCACTGGACGACTTGGATGCGCAGCTAGGACCAGCCGAACCATTCCACGAAGTGACTGCGGCGCAGGCATTGACAGAGCAAGAAGAATGTACCCCGGGTTCCGAGGTCAAGAACAATGAGTGAGATCACACTCAAAGACATTGAAGCCCTGATTGACAGTGGCAAGCTGTCAGAAACAGACATGCGGGTGCTTGAGGCCCAGCTAACTAAGCTGGAGAGACTCAAAGAGCGGGAACTTTCCCAACTTAGGTTCATTAAGTTCGTGGAAAAAGTCTGGCCAGCATTTATTTCGGGTGCTCATCACAAGAGAATGGCTGATGCGTTTGAGCGAGTGGCTGCTGGGACGTGCAAACGGCTCATTATCAACATGCCACCTCGGCATACCAAGTCAGAATTTGCCTCATATCTGCTCCCGGCGTGGTTTTTGGGCAAGTTTCCCCATAAAAAAGTAATTCAAGCGTCAAACACGGGCGAATTGGCTGTTGGATTTGGTCGTAAGGTGCGAAATCTGGTGGATTCCGAGGTCTATAACGAGATATTTCCGGAATTGACGCTCCAAGCTGACTCAAAAGCGGCTGGCCGGTGGAACACCAGCAAGGGCGGTGACTATTTTGCCATTGGTGTGGGCGGTACAGTGACGGGTAAGGGTGCTGACGTACTGATAATAGACGACCCGCACTCAGAACAAGAGGCGGCGATGGCTGCGAGTAACCCAGAGATATACGACAAGGTGTACGAGTGGTACACGTCAGGTCCGCGTCAGCGTTTGCAGCCGGGTGGGGCAATTGTGATCGTTATGACGCGCTGGGCACAGCGAGATTTGACCGGTCAGGTGCTGAAAGCTGCCGCTGCAAGGGGCGGTGAAGAGTGGGAGGTGATTGAGTTTCCCGCCATCATGCCGTCTGGCAACCCCCTATGGCCGCAGTTCTGGTCCATAGAAGAACTTACAGCGTTGCAGGACGAACTGCCTAATAGTAAGTGGCAAGCGCAATACCAGCAGAATCCTGTAGGTAACGAGTCAGCTATTGTGAAGCGGGATTGGTGGAAACTGTGGGATCATCCCGACCCTCCCCCGTGCGACTACATACTTCAGACTTGGGACACTGCGTTTGAAAAGAATAACCGGGCTGACTACTCTGCGGGCACGACGTGGGGTATCTTTTATAACAATGAAGATCACAGCCTGCCCAACATCATTCTGCTCAACGTGTACAAGCGTCGGGTGGAGTGGGTAGAGCTAAAGCGCGACGTACTCAAGGAGTACCACGACTGGGAGCCTGACGGAATACTTATTGAGAAAAAGGCGACGGGGGCTCCGTTGATATATGAACTTAGGGCAATGGGTATTCCGGTGCAGGAGTACACGCCCAGTAAGGGGCAAGACAAAATTGCCCGCTTAAACTCTGTATCGGACATAATTGCATCGGGGAAAGTGTGGGTGCCTGGAACTCGTTGGGCTGAAGAGCTAGTGGACGAGATTGCAGCATTTCCAGCAGGCGAACATGATGACTTAGTGGACGCAACCACCCTTGCGTTAATGCGTTTTAGGGCCGGTGGGTTTTTACGACTTCCGAGTGATGAACCGGAACCTACAAGACTCTTCAAATCTGGCCGACGCGCTTCTTTCTATTGATGAGGTTTTAAATGGCTACAAACAGCATGGTGTCTTCTCTTTACGCAGCCCCGCAGGGGATTGGGGACTTACTCGGGCAAGATGAGCCTGCAATGGAGATTGAGATTGAAAACCCTGAGGGGGTAAAGATTGGCGTGGACGGTCTGGAGGTTGATCTCATGCCCGAGAACAACATGCGAGAAGGCGAGGAGTTTGACTCTAACTTAGCTGACTTTATGGACGAGAACGAGCTAGAGTCGTTGGGGTCTGATCTGCTAGAGGACGTGGACGCAGACATCTCTAGTCGCAAAGACTGGGTAGAGATGTTTGTTAAAGGGCTGGACGTGCTGGGTATGAAGTACGAGGAGCGCACCGAGCCTTGGAACGGAGCTTGCGGGGTGTACTCCACAGTGCTAACAGAAGCAGCAGTGCGGTTCCAGAGTGAGACCATTATTGAGACTTTCCCCTCCACGGGGCCAGTAAAGACCGAGATCATTGGCGCGATTGATCGCTTGAAAGAGGAAGCAGCGGACCGTGTAGCAGCGGACATGAACTTCCAGTTGACCGAGGCGATGCCCGAGTACCGCCCAGAGCACGAGCGCATGTTGTTTAACTTGGGGCTTGCGGGCTCTGCGTTTAAGAAGGTGTACTACGACCCAAGCCTTGGGCGTCAGACCGCAGTATTTATTCCGGCTGAAGACATCATCATTCCCTACGGCTCCAGCGGTGCTAGAACGGCTGAGCGTGTTACGCACATCATGCGTAAGACTAAGAATGACGTTAAGAAACTGCAAGTAGCTGGGTTCTACCGCGAGTGCGAGTTGGGTGAGCCTGTCACTATCCACACGGACGTAGAGAAGAAAAAAGCAGAAGATCAGGGATACAGTTTGACCGATGATGAGCGGTATCAAATCTATGAAATACAGGTGGATTTCAATTTGCCTGGATATGAAGATGAGGACGGCATAGCGCTTCCTTACATCATCAGCATCGACAAGGGCTCAAACAAAGTTCTTTCTATCTATCGCAACTGGGACGAAGAAGAGAAGTTAAAACTCAAGCGTCAGCACTTTGTACAGTATGACTACATCCCCGGGTTTGGCGCATACGGGTTCGGGTACATCCACCTGATTGGTGGTTACGCCCGTGCGGGTACAAGTCTTATCAGGCAGTTGATTGATGCGGGTACGCTCAGCAATTTGCCCGGTGGACTTAAAGCGCGTGGCTTGCGTGTAAAGGGAGACGACACCCCCATCGCCCCCGGAGAGTTTAGGGATGTGGATGTCCCCAGTGGCTCTATCCGCGACAACATTATGGCGTTGCCATACAAAGAGCCTAGTCAGGTTCTTGCAACCTTGCTGGATAAGATCACCGAAGAAGGCAGGAGACTGGGGTCGATTGCTGATATGAACGTCAGTGATATGTCTGCCAACTCTCCCGTGGGTACGACTCTGGCTATTTTAGAACGGCAGCTTAAAGTGATGAGCGCTGTTCAGGCCCGTGTTCACTATGCAATGAAACAAGAGTTTAAGCTCTTGAAAGGCATCATTCGGGACTACGCTCCTAAAGAGTATGAGTATGACCCCGCAGGTGGGGACCGCAAGGCCAAACAAGCCGACTATGACCTCGTAGAAGTCATTCCTGTTAGCGACCCTAACAGCAGCACAATGGCTCAGAGGATCATGCAGTATCAGGCTGTGATCCAGTTGGCCCAACAGGCTCCACAGATATATAACTTACCCATGCTGCACCGGCAGATGATTGAGGTCTTGGGCGTTAAGAATGCGGATAAGCTCGTACCTACAGAGGACGATGAAGTGCCGAAAGACCCCATCAGTGAGAATATGGGTTTCTTGCGCGGGGAGCCTACGAAGGCGTTCATGTACCAAGATCACGATGCCCACATTGCTGTGCATACGACGTTCATGAAAGACCCGATGATTGCGGCGCAGATAGGCCAGACTCCACGGGCGCAACAGATGCAGGCGTCCATCATGGCGCATATTTCAGAGCACTTGGCGTTTCAGTACCGCAACAAGATCGAAGAGCAGATGGGTGTACCGCTCCCACCGCCCAACGAGAAGCTTCCAGAGGATGTCGAAGCGCAGTTGTCTCGCCTCACCGCGCAGGCGTCTGCTCAGTTACTGAAACTTAACATGTCTCAGGCACAACAACAGCAGGCTCAGCAGCAAGCTGAAGACCCGATCATTAAGATGCAGCAGCAGGAATTGCAGCTTAAGGGTCAAGAGATTCAGCTTAAAGGGGAGAAAATAAAAGGCGACTTGCAAATCAAGGAAGCTGAATTGGCGCTTAAAGCCCAAGATATGCACGCCAAAGCTGGGGTGGATAACCCACAACTGATCGCCCAGCGCCACCAGCAAGAGATGGCTGCGTTACAACAGGCGCAAGAAATAGAAATGCAGAGGCATCAGCAAGAGCAAGCTATGAAACAGCAGCAAGGGCAGCAAGCTATGCAGCAAAAAAATATGCAGGCTCAGCAAGCACTAGCGCATGGTGGGCAGGTTCACGCTCAGAAGCTATCCCACGCAGAGCAGCAAGCGCAACATAGGGCAAGACAGGCCGCTATGCAGGCGTTACAGGCATCAAAAGATCGACCAAAGTCAGATAAGGACAAATAATGGATACAAGTGCATTCTCGCTGCTTAACTCCAAATTGGAGGATCGCAAGAAGGAACTTATAGAGATTTTGAGTGATGGTAGCGCGAAATCCTACGATCACTACAAAGAATTGTGCGGGACTATCCGAGGTCTCCTAACCGCGCAATTAGAGCTAGGTGACCTCGTGCGTAGAAACAAGGAAAACGACGATGACTGAATTTGATGTTGCGGCAGTAGACCTGTCTGGTATTTTGAACGCGCCAGCGGAAGAGAAGGCAAAACAAGTGCCGGACCCCGCTACGTTTCATTTGCTATGTGTTCTTCCCGATATTGACGAAGAGTATGAGAGCGGCCTAGTGAAGGCTGGCCAGACTATGCACTACGAGGAAGTTCTTTCCCCTGTGCTGTATGTCGTCAAGATGGGACCCGACGCTTATAAAGACGAGAAACGGTTCCCTACTGGTCCGGCTTGTAAAGCTGGGGACTTTGTGTTGGTTAGACCCAACACCGGTACACGGATCAAAATTCATGGCAAAGAGTTCCGCATCATCAACGATGACTCGGTTGAAGCGGTGGTTCAAGACCCGCGTGGTATTTCCCGCGCATAAGGAGTAAATCATGGAAAGAGAAGTTTATAAGTTTCCTGATGAAAAGCAGGCAGAAGACGACGCCAAAGACAATATCAGTTTTGAGATCGAATCCGATACAAAACCTGAGATCGAAGTCCTAAATGACGTTCCTGAAACGGACCGCAATCGTGTGCCTATGGAGAATACGCCAAAGGACATGACTGATGATGAGCTTAGTAAATACGATGAAAGTGTTCAAAAGCGAATTAAACACTTTACTAAAGGCTATCATGAAGAACGTCGGGCTAAGGAAGAAGCCCAGCGAGAACGGGAAGAAGCTCTACGCCTAGCGCAATCGGTTGTTGCTGAGAACCGGCAACTACAGGGGTCACTGTCTAAGGGCCAAACTGCACTGCTAGAACAGGCCAAAAAAGCCGTTAATGTTGAGCTAGAGCAGGCCAAAAGACGGTACAAGGAAGCGTATGAAGCAGGGGATTCCGATGCGTTGGTAGAAGCGCAAGAGGAAATGACCAATGCAAAAATTAAAGCGGACCGGGTTAATAACTTTAAACCAGCCCCTTTACAAGAATCTAAAGATAGTGTACAAATAACCCAAAGAGCACTTGAGCCACCTGTAGACCACAAAGCTATAGAGTGGCAAAAACGTAACTCTTCATGGTTTGGGGCTGATGATGAGATGACTAGCTTTGCACTTGGACTCCACACCAAGCTAGTTAAATCTGGAGTTGATCCTCAGTCCGACGAGTACTACGAGAAGTTAAATTCTCGTTTACAACAAATCTTCCCGGATGCGTTCGAGTCCGAGAGATTAGTGGATGCGCCTACTCCACCAAAAAAATCGAATGTTGCGCCCGCAACGAGAAGCACAGCGCCTCGAAAGATCGTGCTAACTCAAACACAGGTAAATCTCGCCAAACGGCTTGGGGTTCCATTGGAACTTTATGCGCGTAAGGTTGCTGAAGAACAAATGAGGAAATAAAAATGGCAGAGCAAAACAAACTTAGTCGTGAACTTGAATCCCGCGCTCGTGAAGTGCGCCCAGTAACCAAATGGGCACCTGCTGAACTTCTACCCGAAGTTGACGAAGAGCCGGGGTACGCGTTTCGCTGGATTCGTACCAGCATGATGGGTCAAGCCGATGCCAAAAATGTTTCCTCAAAATTCCGTGAGGGTTGGGAGCCTGTAAAGGCTTCAGAACACCCCGAAGCACAACTTTTTGCCGAGCCTAATTCCCGGTATAAAGATGCGATTGAAGTGGGTGGACTTATCCTCTGTAAAACTCCGGTGGAGTTTATCGAGCAGCGTAATCAGCATTTCCAAAAAATTGCTGATTCACAAATGGCTTCGGTAGATAACACCTACATGCGCGAGAGCGATGCTCGTATGCCGCTGTTTAATGAGCGCCGCTCAACAGTGACTACGGGACGAGCTTTCGGTTCTGGTTCTTAATTTTTAGGAGTCTTAAATGGCTTATCCTACAGTCTCGGCCCCTTACGGTCTAAAGCCTGTAAACCTAATAGGTGGACAGGTATTCGCGGGTGCAACCCGTTTGATGGAAATTGCAAGTGGTTATGCCACCAGCATTTTCTACGGTGATTTGGTAAAACGTGTAGCAGCAGGAACAATCGAAAAGGATGCCGGTACAGCAACCGCCACCCCTGCCGGTATTTTCTTGGGTGTTCAGTTTACTAATGGTTCAACTGGTCAAATCCAGCAACAACAGTTTTATC